AAGTCCCGGGAACTTACCGCCCTCCTCAAATAGTACTAGCTTACCACGAGTACCACGAAGACGTTCAGGGTCGTTCTTCAGAGTAATACCTGTAATGGCTGATAAGTAACCTTGCTCAGTCTCTTTACCAAACTCGTCCTTTACTTTAAAACCTGCTACACGCTCCATACGTGTTGCTGTAAGACGTTGTTTAGACCAATCGGTGTTCTTATCTATGAAGTCCATAATCTGCCAAGCTTTGGTAAGAATACCATCACCAACAAGGAACTTCTGTTCTGAAGCTACTGCAAAGTTCTTAGATCCTGGAATAAGTTCGTAGTTTCTTACGAGCATTGATGCTCCTTTAAATGAGTAACCACGTTGGCGGCACTTTAGTACCGCCATGTGTTTACCTAAGTTTTCTGCTTCTTCAATTGCATTGAAGTAGTAATAGTCACCATCCCAAAATGAAGGAAAGTCGAAGATACGTTCACGTCTTGTGCGCTGTACTCCGTATCTATCAACATATTCTGTTTCCTTAAGTTTCATAATGGGAGAGTAGTTGAGGTAGAAATAATGGTATCCTGTAATAGCGTCTCCATCGGGAGCTACGTAACCATTAAGACATCTATCTGTCTCTCTATCCCAATATGTGTTATAGTCGGTGGTTCCTCTAGGAGCTGTTGTATAGCAACCGTGTTCTTTGAAGAACAATGCTGGCTGTCTGAATTTATCGCTGTTTACAATCTTCTTATTAAAATCTACCATATATTATTTATTACATCTATGACAATACTGCAACGTCGTATACAGTTGGGTCAGTAGAATATGCAGTACCGCCTGTAGTAGTACTTACATAAGTACGAGATTGCATACTTGCACCGAGATCCTTTGTAATACCATTTACATAAGCAAATCTAACATTTGCACTACCTCCTTGTGGATCTATGAATCTACCTCCGAATGATGTATTGTTCATATCTATACTTGTTCCACTAAATACTGGAGTTACTGGATAGTCTGGGCTATGATATATATAACTTGTATCTGCACTTCCCATGACTCCGTTTGAGATAGAATATTTTACATATCTGTGTACAGTCAAACTGATCACACACGGAGTGCCACTGTTAGTAGCATATGCATATATAATAGGAGCGTTGTTTCCGTTAAATGCTGTTCCATGCGATGGATATGCATTTGCAGACTCTTGAATGTAAACATCCCTAGAAGATATCAAGGTATAAGAAGAATTAGTATAACTATAATATTTACCGTCAGAACCTTTGAACAAGTCTGTGTCTGATACAAACGGAGTACTCTAGTTACCGTTGTATTTATAATAACCTCTTACTGGAGTATAGGTAGAACCTCCTACCTGTGACCATTTTGTAAAGTCTATAGTATATTCAGTTCCGTTGGCATCCCATACATGAAGCTACATACCACTTCCGTCTGCAACGAAGTAAGCACGAACGTCAGCACCCTGACAGAACTCAATCTTATCTGAGCTTGTTCTAATGTTAATACCGTTAGGATCGCCTGCAATAAGTGTCTTAGCGTTTACATTACCTGTAAATGTACCATTACCACCAGCAAGGTGTATTAGGCCTGCGTTAGCATTATCTGCAGCATTCTGTGCATTATTTGCTGTTGTTTGTGCTGCCGCTGCTGTATTACCAATTGTAACTTCGTTGGCAGTAAGTGTGTCAATGTTTGCAGACACAGCAGAAAGCTTTCCTTTGACAGTAGTATTGCCGTCTATCGTTACTTGGTCTGCACTAATAGTTACACCAGATTCAATCTTACCGTTAGAATCTTTAGTAACTTTTGTCTGAATTGATGCAGTTACATCATTGATAGATGAAGACATTGACGACGTGGCACTAGTTACTCCATTGCTAAACTCTGTAGAAGCAAGGAATCCAGCAAGAGCATCTGTCTTAATTTGTCCATTACTATTTGCAATACGAGACATTAAAGAAACTTCAGACGAAAGGCTATTCTCTGCAGTTGTTACGCGCTGATTGAGTCCAGAATACAAGCTCTTAGTATTGTCACTATATACGGAAGCAAGGTCTGTTATGGCTTCGTATGTACCATTCTGCTTCTATGCTTTAAGGTCAAGTGCTGCAATGATAGCTCTGTCTATTGCGCCAGTTTCTGCATTAAGATCTGCTACTGATGATGTAAGACCTGTATTAGCAATAGTCTGACCAGTAGCTAAATCAACACCTACTGTCTGCGAGATATTTGACAATGCCGTAGCAAGTGCACCATCCTTATATGTCTCTACCGCACCTACTCTAAGGTCAATACTATCAACAGCCTGTTCTATTGCTGATGTTTTTATGATACGACCTTTAGACTCGTCGTTTGGATCAACCCATTCCCAAACGCCATACTGACTCATATAACGGTCTACATCATCTATGATTTGTCTACCAGTTTCACCAGACTCAAGGTTATTTGTAACCCACTCAGCATCATCTAACAACTGTTCTGTCTTCTCCTGAATAACAGTAGTAAGGTTGTTAATATAGTTGTCAATTCTTGTGCGTTGATTCTGTATCATAGTACGCAACTCAGAATCATCATAGTCTGGAGTAATGGTGTCAGTCCAGGGAACTTCAACGTATGCTCTGTCATAGTCATCGAGTTTTACACCGTATTTTCTGTTAACAGAGTTAGCATCAGAAACGTAGCCAACCTTTATGCCACCTAAAGCAATGTCAGTAGCAACTGGCAGTAGGTCTGTGATGTCACCTGTAGAAAGCAATGCTGCTACAATGTCTTCACGACTCATTTTGCCGTAAGACTTACCACCCATCAAGATCGCTTTATTATGCTAATCGAATACTATGGTGTACGGTGATATTGCCCCTTGTTCGACTGCTGCGCCATAATTAAAGTTTTCGTCGTTGACAAAATAAAATATTGTATTAATCATATTACTTATTTATATTACCTAGGTATTTCATATCTTCCGATAACACCACCACCTTTAACTCTACCTGATTCTGCTTGCTCAGCCTTAGCTTGTCTCATTGCAGTATCTAGCGATTTAACTATGTTGCCTACATCTTTTAATATTCTTGAAACTTTAATAGCTGTATCTATATCCATCTCACCTTTTGAGTATTCTTTCAATGTAGACATTACACCTTCCGCAGCAGTTTGAGATGCAGTAAGCAATCTAGTACCTGGAGTTTCCTAGAACTCTAAGAATCTACGTTCTAGTTCTTTTACATCTTCAGTGGGTGTATAATTTTCATCCCCTAATACGTCTTTGGCTACAACCTTTGCTCTATTCTCCATAGGATACGCCTCGTATGGTGTATTCCATTTATGTAGCCAAACAACATATTCTATCTCCTTCAATGCTAAGGACTTATCTTTAGCCTTATTAAAGTGTTCTTTAAATGGTGGTATAGCTAAGTCCTCAGTATTGAGAGATATCTTGTCGCCTTTAATATCGAACATATTGTATTACGTTAAGTACAATTGGAGTACTTTGCTGACCATCTTATACATCTTATGTACTAAATGGCCTATGAGGTATGCAGCAGTCTCTGATGTTTCGTCTATACCGTAGTATTGGCATATGTGTGATTGTACGTGTTTAGCTTCATGTACTACAGTATCCACAAACTAACCGACGTTACTTGAATGTCCTATGCACACAAACGTCATTTTATAATCAGTATTAGTATATGTAAATCCTGTATTCTTTTTCTTTAGCGTTACGGTAGCTGCATGTATATCATCTTCCGTACAATCTAATGATTCTAAAGCATCTATTACAGATGCTAAATCCTCTTCACCTACATTATAGTAAACCAACACACCCCAATCTTTGTCGCCTAATTGTATGTATTGTGTTATCATATTATTTTGTGAGTGAGGTTTCGTTACGTCTTAAAAATGAATCTAATCTAGAGATAACATCCTGCAAGTCATCCATACGAGCATTTAGATCGCTTATAGCTTCATCTCTTTCTTGCTCTTTAGCATATACAGGATTAAGGTCTTTTAGTATCTTCTTGTATACCTCAGCGTCTTCTTTATACTTATCCATGTTGTCTATCTTAGTAGTAACATCCTGAAGCAATGAATCTACTTCTGATATCATAGCTTCTTTGTTTTCACTAAGAGTATAGTCACCATAAGTATGTACACTGAGATTACTAGGTACTACAAATTCTTTAGTTTCATTATCTATACGCGTCTTGATATCTACTACAGTCTGCATGTTAGTACCTAAACTAACCTGCGGATTATAAGTAGGATACATCGGTCTTGGCATAGATACATTCTCAATATACCCAAGTTTTACCTCAGGTTCGGCTGTTCTATCTAATATATAAATAGATTGCCCTTTTCTCAACGTTGAAAACATAATAATCTTTTTTAAAGTGCAGTAGAGGGGCCGAAGCCCCAGAATGCACTATTAATGTATTATACCAAGCGACGACGCATACGCATATTACGACGTCTGCGAGCCATGCGTTTATTCATCATGGTCTCCTCATCCTCATCGTCACCTACGCCATACTGTTCGTCATGGCGATAATCTTCTTTATAGCCAGAGACTCCACGGAACTTCATGTCCTTTTCGTCCTCGCTATTCTCTTCTTCTTTTATAGACTCATAGCAATCATACATTGCATTCTCAAGCTCACAAAGAGTAAGCTTAGTCTTCTTAGCATTCAACTTAGCCTCATCAAGCAGATCGAATGCTGTATCATACAGTGAGTCTTTCATTTCAATCATAACCATAGTTCAATAAATG